CTTATAACGGTGTATTATATAATTTCATTTAAAAGATTACAAGCAAATTAATAGATATCACTTTCTTCATATTCTAATGAATAATCTTCATCATTTGATATATTTTGCAATGAGACATCCTGGCTATCCATTTCCTTATCATCATCTTCGTTTATCTCATTTATATGAGTTGAAATCACATTTATAAGCCAATCATCATTACTGTCGGAGATATTTGCATCAACTAGTACGCTCAACAAAAAATGAGTAACCATTTTGCCGTGTTTTGTTGCAATCTTGTAACACCTTATTAACTCTCTTTTATATTGTATATAAAGAGCTTTAGTTAAGTTCACTTGACCTGTTAACACTTGGGTATAATTGTCACCAAAAAAACTCCTCAATTCAGCAATTAATTCTTTATCCTTGGTTAACCCTGAAAACCCAGGTATATATGTTTGCTTGGACCTGTATTGCCTTCTCTGCTCTATTATGGCCTTAATGTCTAAGATACCTTTATCTTGGAGATTCTGAATCATTTTTTCTATTATTTGGTTAAAATTATCAGACACAGGAACAAAAAATTTAATCCAATCCTTTTTGTATATCCCTTGTTCTTCAAAAACCCTTTTTATCATTTCTTCTTTATTTAGCACATCAAAATTCAAGGGTACTGGAGAAATTTCTTCTGTCTCTTGTATGTCATGTTTTGTAATTTTAAAGTTCATTAATAAACTCTTGAATGCATCAATCTCTTTACCTTTATTGCCATATCTTGTAAAGAAAAGGCCCTTTTCCTTATCTAATCCATTTTCAAAATGGTTAAAACCCGGTAAATACAAGTACCCGGAATCGTGATATAGAGTAATTGTATTGCAGATATTAAAAAGGAAGAACTCTTGTATTTCATACAAATCAGAGAAATTCCCAACAAATATCTCTAAATCCCCTCCCTTAAAAGATCTTTCACTCCAATCTTGGTTTTCTTCAAAATTTTCAATGACATCAACAAAATCATCATACATAATTTCATCTATTAATTCACTATTTTTTACAACAATATCCCCTCTTTTTATGTCTAATAAATTACTAGTTAGTGTATCTTCAAATTCCTCTAGGTCTTCTATTTCATCAGGATCTAAATTGTCTAGTACTAAAGGTCCATCAATTATCCTTTTATTATCAATTAAATCAATTAGTATTTCATTATTTTCATAGTGCACAGTGCGCGCCTTTATTAAAAATGCTGATTTTGACAATAAATCTCTTAAAACCCCTTCATCTTTCATATATGAAAACATTCTTTTAATAATTGATGTGAGATTCCCTATATTACTGATGTTGAAATTTAAAACCGCGGTATAAGGATTCTCTCTCATTTGATCCCAGAATGTCCCTATATTATCCACTTTTGCCCTAAATGCGCCGCTTAATGTTAATGCAGTTAAACTTATCAGATCTTCATCCATTAATGCTCTTTTAATTGACCTAGTTAAATTTTTTAAAGGGAAGGGGTATATATGATATGGGAAATTTCTAATGTGGCTACTTTTGAAACTTGTGAAAATGGATTTAAATAAATTTTCAGTAGAATCCATTATAATGTTTATAGGAATATTGTTAATGTCACCTGCATTCATAGTTTTAAAAGTATGTTGATAAACTACCATTGAACCAATCATGGAACCAAGCCCAAATTTTTTAAACATAACCCCAAAGATATCAATGTCTTCACTTTTCAAAGGCTCCCCTTCAATAACCTTCTCTAGCACTCTTCTTTCAAAGAATTTTAGTCTTGAAAAGGGTGCCTTATAGTACATGTCCAAAATTGGCAACTTATGGAAGGTTTTAAAATCTAAAATTGTACCATCGTAATTTATGTTTACTGCTGTTTTGTAATTAGATATTTTGTCATTGTCTGCTATTGCCAAAGATCTAGTAAAGGACCCATGATTAGCTAACATGCTGTTGTTATTATATTTTTTGTTTAAACTTTCAACTTTGCACTGATCGGGATCATTTAATAGAATCTTGTTGATTTTCGATTGAGCAAAGTTATTTTTTAGTTTGCCTTTTGATATAGTTAATGTTTCATCATACAATAAGCTTTTTAAATTTTTCAAATTGTGGAGTTTATAAAATTCCTCATTTATATCTACACAGTGATCCATGATGAATTCAACTTTATTTGTACCTGAATAAAAGTTTTTTCCAACAAAATTAACTAAATACCTTGGGCCAGGAGCTAAGATCACTTCTGAAAATGATAAGTATATAGCTGTTTGCCCGGGGTTTATCACAACTGCATTGTTATAATCATTCATCCCTAATCTGGGCTTTAACCCTGTATTATCACATATTAAATTTGATCTATAAATACCTCGGCTATCTGTAAAGATTAAATAATATTCATAAAGTTCTGTTAAATTTTCTTCACTCTCACAATACCAGTATGTGAAAACATCAGGACCGTTGTTCACATGTTTTACTGTATTGTTATTTAATATTATGGTAAAATCACATTGCCCATACCATACATTTAGACCCTTCTGCTGCTCTGTATTATAAATCGCATAAGGTATGTTTGGTATAAAATTTTGGGGAGTTTTTTTGTATAATTCAATAAAATTTTCTAAGATGTATTTAGCACCTGTGGCCATATGACAATTTTTGCAGTCACTTATATTGCTTATAATTTTATCAGCCCACAGGTTTAAATTTCCTTGTTTAAATAAGTTCAGTGAAATCTCTTGGAGAATTGATAAATGTTTTGTATTTTGTAACTTGGAGCCTATGGTTGAAAACTTCTGGATAGTAAATAATTGAACTTTTTTGTTTGAGATAAATTTAGTATAAGTATTATAAAGTAAATTTGAAGTCCAAAATTTTTCTGGTGTATTCATTATTATACCTGAAGGCATGGACAAGTAAGCACTCCTAACATGACTATCATTTTTAGTTATCATTTTCCGGATTGTTTTTATTTTATTAGTAGTATCACCAGGTATAACTTTCACAAGATAATCACGCCACAATTCAACTGTCCTTCTATTGGGTAGTATTTTTAATATTTTGGGTTCTTCCATCACTGAGAGTACTTGAGATAAAGTTTCAAACCTTAAATTGATGCCTAAAAAATCTAATGTGTCATATCTTATTGGTTTAACACTCTTCCCACTTTGGATATTAAAATCATCAATATTAAACCTCATAACCTCCGCTTTCTTTAAATAATTCATAAAAATGTCATTACTGATAACATCCTTTTTTACACTTAAAGGTGGTGAAGCTTCATCCAAACTTTTTAATAAGAACATTTGTGCAACATCTTTCAATAAAAAACTTTTTTTTGTTAGGTTGTCGTCTCTTTTTATGATTTTGCATGGATAAAATAGGGTAGCCAACAATAATTGATTACTATCAATTCCTTTTAAGCTGTAAATAAAATCTTGATTGTATAACCCATCATAGTATTGTAATAAATGACTAGATGTACCTTTACTAAATGCCAATGCTAAATTATGCAGTAATTCTTTATTATTTTCATCTAACTCTAACTTGTTCTCATGTGTTATATAATAAGGTATGCTGTAATTTGATTTTGATCCAAAGGATTGTAAAAAATCATTATTAAAAAACATCGAAAAATTAACTCTAAAATCTCTTTCTCTATCATTCTCAATTAAATCTAACATAACTGTCTGTGAATTTGAACCTAATACTATTAAATGAATTGGATGAATGTTCCACATCCCGCCAAACTCAATAGGAATTGATGACTGGTATTTGCTATAAGGAATGTGGTAAGCTTTCCTTAATAATTCCTGCTGTGCAAGCATTGAAGAGTAGCATTGTATCAATGAACCTCCATTTGAATGTATTGAAACAACTTTACCAACAACATCGCATGCATCATCATAATAACCATTCCCCTTGGGATCAAGAGATATGTTAGACATAAATTTATGAGTCATAGGTAATAATCTTTTTTTAACGTACATTATAGAAATCATTTCAAGACACTTATCAGAAAGTACTGATTTTTTCCTAGACATCAAGTGATTTAAACCCTTTTGGAAAATCTCATAATAATTAAAACATCTTAATGATTTTTTCTGATCCTTGCAGAAGAAAATACCTGAACTATCATCACTATGTGCTACTAAATTGACATTAACTTTCATCAAGTTAAAGCTAATCTGTGAAAAAAATTCTTGACTAGCGGCGTGTAGTAAAGAGGAAAGGTAATTAAAGATACCCATCATGAAACTATAAGGCATGTAAAGATGATATTCCTGGTTCTCAGCTCCTCTCAAATAATCTAGCAAGTATGAATCATTTTTATTTTTCCTCATCTTTTCAACAATCCAATCTTGTATAATAAGGCGCTTTTGATAATATTTAGCCCAGAACCCATTAAAATATTTTATGAAATTATCTGGCAATGCATTCTCCATTGATTTGATAAATATTTCATATTTTAATAAATTTGATCTAGGTGCCCACTTCCTACAATCAAGTGTGGCATAAAGTGGACTGTCCTGATCTTGAATAGTCTCAAAAACTCTACTATGTAATAACTTAGGTCTCTGATGTGATTGTGTATGTATCAACTCATTTGGGAAAGCAGAACATAATTTCTTAAAAAATTCTTCCAATGGGTTTTGAGCGCATTTAGTATATAAAGACATAACATATATTTCTCTCGAGCCTTTATATTGATCTTTATCTTTACAGTCAAATTCAAAGAAATGTTTCTTATCACTTAAATAATCAATAATTGATTTCTCTTTGTTCTGTCTTATCTTATTATATTCAGATGCAGAAACATCTATATTTAACAAATCTGTTATATTCTTTTCAACTTTACTAAAAACAACATCATGACCTTTTTTACCCCAAAACGGTCTATTTTCATCTCTCATACCTTTACTCGTAGACACTTTTGTAAAGGATTCATTTACTGAACGATCAAAATACGATGATAGCTCAGCTTTTGAAAACACTTTTTTAACTTCCTGAGCACAAAAGGACCCAACTGCAGCGATCAATCTCGGGTCAATATTAAAATCATTTGAGAAGAGGTTGCATACGTAAGAATCATCATTTTTTATAACAGTCTTTCTTATTAGTTCACTCCTGATATCTGACGGGTTATCTGTCTTAGGTGACCAATTTAATGATTGGCAAAAATAATGGTGATTTAACAATATAGATTTGACATTTTTTAAGTGTTCATTTAATGGTTCAAATGGCGCCTTAGTCATGAAAATATGCTCATCAAACTTCTCTGCCATGAAGTCAAGATCATTTATCAGATCTCCAGTTAAAATATCTATTAATTTCTCATCTTTTGCACAGTCTAATAACTTTGGATAATTCTTTATGAATTGCCTCTGGTAAAGAAAAATCAATGGGTCATAGTCTGGTCGTACCATATCAGAAAAAAGGCTTTTAATATCTGAGTATTGTCCAAAACTATTAAAATAAATATAACGCAAAAACCCTAGCCACTCTTCAAATTTCCTCTTTTGAGACATTATAGCCAACATTTTTGTTACAATCAGGGGTTTAATATCAAACAAATCTCTTTTTAGATCAGCACACTTGCTTATTACATAATTCCCAAATTTATGATAAATTTCTAATCCATTTTTTAGATAATCAATTTTCAACTGTCTCCATGGTGTTGTTACATACCACTGATCCCCTTGTAAAAAAGTTTGGAAACTCGTTGCCTCTAGTATTTTAGCAGTATTTAAAGAGATTGGATAAATTAACTTATGCAACCTCGAATACTTTGTTGTTTTTATCTTCTTGCCACCTTTTACAATCAAAACTGCATTGCTATAACCCAAATTATCAAATAAAAAGTCAGTACTGTTAGTTTTAACATTAGAAAAATACATTAAGGAATAGCAATACCTAGAAATAAACAGAAGCACTTGGGCTATGTTTAATTTTTTGAAGTCATCCTCCTTATTAGATAACTCTTTATACATCCCATCAACTAATTCCTTTAAATTGATGCCTAAACTTTCAGTCTTAGATAAAACCCTATCAACAGCTACTTCATTTGATTTTGAAAACATTTCTTCAATGAGTTTTAAAATCATATTGAGGAAATCACCTTCCCTAGATTTAGGCTCATCATAAATTTCAATAATTCCTTTCGGTTTCCTCAAGTGAATTTTCTCTTCTTCCCAAAGATCTTTATAAAACTTTGAATTCACATTTAATTGAATCCTATTTTTATAACTTACTCTAGTCGGTTCCTTCATTAAACTTGCAATTTTCAAACCTATGGCCTGCTTTTCTTTCATTTTTTGTGAGAATAAGGTATTTGAATTCATCATTTCTCTTTTTTCCTTTTTCCCCGAGCGCTTAAAAAGCTCAAATTCCACACCACACTCTTTCCTTATTTCATGTCTTACTCCTGTCATTTCTCTACTTAGTTTTAAAATACTTTCTTCTAAATCAGACCTATCGATTAAAAAATTGGATTCTACAATATCTCTATTTTCTTTATGGGAAAAATCTATTAATCTGATCTTATCTAATAAAATCTGAGTTATCTTCTGATTTCCAGGCAGTGTTAAATTGGGTGAGAAGCTTCCTGTTTTAAGATTATTTGGTGGGATATGTATAAAGGGGGATTTTTTTCTAATAATTACATTGTCTTGAGTCTTAAAATAATCAAGTTTATCCTTATACAATTCCAGGGCTTCCTGTACTTGTAAGTCAATACAGTGGTTTGTAACTAGATCAACATCTTGAAAACCTTCGCGCGGTCCGTTAAAATTTAAAAAATTCATTCTATGATAAAACTCTTTTGCAATTTGGTTGTGGTCAATATCTAAAATTATTTTATCAGATGGGGTGAAATCAATATCAAACTCTTCGAAAACCATCAAGTCTTTTTCAACATTACTTTTATAATCTCCAACTATAAACAACCAGCTACTAGGAATCACCATTTTATTTCTTAAAGTAACAAGCATTTCATCCCTCTGAACTCCTAATTCTGAATAAACAGGATAAGCTTGAGATCTATCCAAGACGACTTTGATAATCACTTTCTCGGGGACATTCATCAGTCTTAAATTCCTTAAAATTTTGAATTTATTTGAGTTGACAATGCTCATAGCCTTAACTGATTTAACATTCTCAATTTTATATTGGGTATGAGGGAGATTAAAAAAATCAAGTTTTAATGGTGGTATAACTTTTTCATTCTCATAATTAAAATCAAAATTGACTCCCTTCTCGCCAGTTTTAATTAATAAATCTGGGATGTATTGATTTATCAAATCTTGTAGTTCAAATAAATCTTGTCGCATGCATGCATAATCATTTATAATTCCTGATTCATCAACTTCACCAGGAAACAAACCTTCTTTTTTTAGATTATAAATAGTATTCACAATCTCTTGGCCACCCAAATTTTCAACATCATCTAAAGCCATAATTAAATAAAAGCATTCAATAGGAGATGAATGTTTAACAACCTCATCTGAATATTTGTTGTAAAATCCCTTAATTTCTTGCCCTCTTAATCTTTGATTAACTACTGTGTATTCAAGAACAAATAATTTCCCTTTAGATGATATAATGTTGTCAGGTGTTCTATCACTGTCAACCCCAAAATTTCTAAATGAAATATCTGAATAATCTGATTGATCTAGTAATACATTACAATATCTTGAAAATAAATTGTGCCTCAATTTAAAAAAAGTTTCTACATCATCGTTATTTATTTTTTTGCAGATATTAAATTTTTTTATTCTTGAAGAAACATAACGTCTAAGGTAAACAAAATCAACATCATTCCTCATCCAATCCTTTGAAAAATTAAAATACACCATAATTAGTTAG